ACACTGTCGCGATGCCGACGTATCGCGAAATTGCAATCGAGCGCACGTTCAACGATTTCCGTCCCCATCCGCAGACGCGAGCCGGCGATTTCCCGCAGCCTCAACCGTTGCAGGAAACCGGTGAACTGCGTTACGGGACTGCTGGTGAGTCACGCGAAGTTGTGAGCGTGAAGCCTTATGGTGTCGTGTTCGCAATCTCTCGGCAGATGATGGTCAACGACGACTTGTCGGCAATCGACCAGATTCTTGGCAGCACTGGCACTGGCATTCTCCGCTTCGAGCATGTCACGTTCTTCAACATGATGCTTGTGGCTTCTGGTGCTGGTCCGACGCTGTTGCAGGATTCAACGGCAGTGTTTGCCGCTGGCCACAATAATTATATTGGCACCTTCTCCGGTACTAATAACTGCGGTCCGCCGACCGTGAATGCGCTTGCAGCGGCGCGTGCTTCGCTCCGCAAGCAGAAGACCATTGATGGGCAAATCTTGAATATTCCGCCTACGATCCTTCTGACTGGCGCATTGAACGAGACGGCGGCAGACCAGATGGTCTCTACCATCACGCCGACGATTGCTACCGCAGTCAACCCGTTCTCGGGCAAGCTGCGGACGGTTGCTGAGGCGTTGATCCCTCCGGGGGCGACTGGTGAGCCGTGGTACGTTTTCGCTGATCCGCAGCAACTGCCGTGTTTCGTGTACGGCTTCCTTGCTGGTGCTGGTGGCCCGCGTGTTCGCACCGACGAACCTTTCGGTGTGCAGGGCGTTCGTGTTTCTCTGGAGCACGACTTCGGCGTAGGCGCAATTGACTACCGTGGCGCTTATCAGAATATCGGCCTGACGGCGTAAGGCTGAATTGGAAAGTATCCGAGCGGAGGAATTTTCTCCGCTCGGGTTTTCCTTTCCAAGGAGGTGAGCTATGCCTACTGTGCAAGGTGCTGCTCAATTGAATGGGGCTGGGTCTACAAACGTATATGCTCGTACGTTATACGAAGTACTAAATTTCGATGATTGGTATCAGCAGTATGTTTGGGGGCCTTTGGTATGGGGCCAGCGTACTTGGGGCGCTGGAGTTTCTTCTGGTTTGAAAGTATACGGGCCACCGCGATTGAGTTGGCCTCTTCCCACATAGTTGGCCGTCTTTGAGTGTATGGGCCACCGGACGGTCTAGAGCAGGCGCACATGGGCTTTGTGTGACCGCCTAGTCCAAAATAATCACAGGAGATGGAAATGAAAAATTATCGTCAGCGTGGTGACGCTATTTATGCTACGGTCGGCGGCAGCGTGAAAGCCGGCGAATACGTCGCGATTGTTCCGGCTGCGTCTTCGGCTGGATTGTTTGGCCCGACGCTCGGTGGTGTCTCCGGATACGACTGTGCATCGTCTGGTGTCGTGGGCGTGTTTCATCGCTCGGGTATCTTCAGTTTGCCGAAACTGTCTGCGTCGTCTATCGCGAACTTTGCGCCGATCTTTTACGATACGGTGCTCAAAGTTTGCACAGCTACAAATGCCGCATCGTGCGCGTACATCGGGCACGCGGTGCCACAACCGCCTTACACGGGCACTGTCGCTGCTGCGGTGGCTGATCTCGTGGTCGACGTTCTGTTGCAGTAATCGTCGGCACGGAGTAGAGGGCGATGGCGATTGATTTCAGCGCAACAGTTCTCGCTCCGTGCATGGCTACCTTTGCTCGGGCTGTGATAATTGATCCAATCAAGTCACAGCCCGGTGCACAGCCTTATAAGGCAGAAGGAATTCTTGCGTCTCGTACTTTGCAAAATGTGCTGGCAGATGGTGCTGTGGTCTCAGATGTAACCACGACGCTTGGCATTCGTTTGGCTGATGAAAATCCTGATGGTACGCCAATGTTTGTTAGGTTGCCGAGGCGTGGTGACAAGATAACATTTCTGGACCTTAACTCACAGCCTCTTGTTGATGGCTTGTTTTGGGTAGCGGATTCGAATGCTGACGGGCAGGGTGGTTATACGCTTGTGTTACGGCGAGATGCCCCATGATTTTGACACCAGCAGCGAAGTTTTCGGCAGTAGACCTTCAGGATGTTTTGGTCGCGAGAGCGAAGACGCTGGTAAATTTCAAGACACTTTTTCGCACGCCGATGGAGACATGGCAACCGGAAGACCTTCCCGCGCTTGCTGTTTTCATTGTCGAGGAGCGAATGGATTCAACTGGGAATGCGGGAGAGCCGCATTTTGTGCACGACGTTAACATGGGTCTCCAAGCAGTGGTTGTGGCAAGCGATGCTGAGGATCAACGCGATGCGATAATGTATGTGCTTGGGCAACTCGACTTAGCGATCCTCACTGATCCCGCAACATTAATCAATATCGAAGAGATCAAAAGTATAACACGTCGTTTCAAGTTTGAGCGTGTGGCTGAAACGCCTACGGCTCAATTCTCTTCGAACATGCATGTGTCGTTTCAGAGTCAGTGGCAACCTGTTGTTCCTGACGATTTCAAAATCTTAAACGTGCAAACGCGTTTCCCTCTCATCGATACGAATCATATTCCGCTTGGACTTGACACAAATTCTCCGTTTCCTGGTCCTGTGGTCGGTGATACAAACGCGATCCAGCAAGTGATTGCTCAGTGGGATATAACGCAAGCGCCGTTTATTCATCCTACTTTCCCGCCGGTCATACTCCCAGCACTCAGTGATGCGTCGTGGACACCGCACCATGCGAGTGTGTCGGGCACGACTTCGTTGGTTGAAGATTCAACAGACGGCATTCACACTATTTCACGAACTTTATCTGGGTTGGTGTTTGATAATAATCGTTACGCGCTAGTTGCTGAGGTGCAGCCGAATGGGCGTGACACTCTCGTTTTGAGACTTGATGACGGTGCTGGTTACGTTGTCGAGGGAAGTGCGCGTTTCTTTGCGGGCGGTGGAATGATCATCGTGCATACGCAGGAGATGCTGCACTACTCTCAATCTAGTGTTTTGCCAATGGACCCTGGTTGGTACCAGATGACAACACATTTCCATCCGAATGCAGCGACACTTACGCTTACGCTCAGTATGGCTACGATTGGTGCTCCGGGGCATTCAGACGGCGTGACGCTTTATCCGCTGACACTCTATCCCGGCAATGGCTCAAGTGGCCTCAACATTCGCAAGCTTACGCTTAGTCGAATAACCTAATTGGAGACTTTAACATGGCGAAGCCCCCGTTTGGCAAACCGGTTCGTGCGACGTTCGCCGGTGCAAACCCTCGTCCCCTCGGATATGTGGGGACGGTCAATGTACGTCCAACTAGTGATGTCATCCGACAGATATTACGGCATGTTCCGCAGGGCACCGGTTTTTCGGAGAACCCTGAAGGTACTGCTTGGCCGGATGATCCGTTTACGTGGCGTCGTATTCGTGATGGCGACATTGAAGTTGTCCCTCCTGTTGCTCCCGCACCTCCTCCGGAAGCTCCTGTTGAGCCGGTTGTTGAATCAGCCGGACCAGTGAAATTCGGCGACAAGCTCTAATTCTAATCGCGTTCTCAAAGGAGAGCCCCCATGCCTATCGAATTCTCGAATTTTCCGGCTAACTGGAAGCTTCCGCTTTTTTGGCTGGAAGTCGATCCGTCGCAGGCGGGCTTGCCGGTGACGCGTGAACCGGCACTTGTTGTTGGTCAGATGCTTACGGCTGTGCATGGTCCTTCACTGGCTGGTACAGCGTTGCCTGATGTCCCGATCCCTATTGGGACTTTGGCAGAAGCTACAGGAATGTTTGGAGCGGGTTCGCAAATCGAACGTATGTTTGCACGCTTCTTTGACAATACGTTCGGACAAGAGGTGTGGGCGCTTCCTGTAGCTGAACCTGCAGGCGGTACGGCTGCTTCTGGTACTTTGACGGTCACATCGCCTCCGACGCAAGCTGGTACAATCGACCTGTATATCGCTGGGCAACACGTTTCGTCCGTACCATCTGTTGGTCAGTACGGTGGAGCAGCCGGTGTGAACGTCGCTGCGAACGATACTGTGCATACGGTTGCGTTGAATATAATCAACGCGATCAATTCCAATCCGACAATGCCTGTCACGGCTACGCTTCCGGCTTCGCCGTCAGGTGCCATAACACTGACGTGCAAATGGAAAGGTGCATCTGGAAACGATATCAGCGTGACGTATAGTTATTACGGCACGTTGGGCGGGGAAGGTCTTCCTCCCGGTCTGGTACTGACGTTGCCGAACAGTAATACAACTCCAGTACCTATTGCCTTTTTGGGTGGTGGTGTTGGTACGCCGCTCTTCACGACTGCTCTTGCAAATCTGCAGGACCTTGATTTCAAATTCGTTGCGATGCCGTTCACGGATTCTACTTCGATCCTTGCTTGGGAGACAGAGTATGGATTCGGTGACAACGGGCGATGGGGCTGGCTCCGTCAGCTTTATGGAGTCATGTTCAGTGCTTATCGTGCTACGTATGCCAACATGTTGGCATTCGGAGCAACACAGAATTCTGGCATCATGAGTATCATGGGTTTGGAGATGAACTTACCTTCTCCAACGTATGAGATTGCTGCGGCTTATTGTTCAAAAGCTGCTCGTGCATTCCTGAATGATCCTGCTCGGCCGTTGCAGACGTTGACGCTGGATGGTTGTTTGTCAGCGCCGGTACATCTGCGTTTCCCCAAATCGGAGTTGCAGACGTTTGCTCTTGCGGGAATTGCAACGCAGGCACCGAGCTTCGAGACTGGTAACCCGCCGATGATTTTGCGGGAATCGACTACTTACCAGTTGAACAAGTACGGTATGAGCGACGACGCTTATGAGTTGCTCACGACCATGACTACGCTTACGCGACTCTTCCGAAACATGAAGCATGCGATCACTACAAAGTATCCTCGTCACAAACTCGCAGACGATGGTACACGTTTCGGTGTGGGTCAGGCGATTGTCACTCCAAAGATTATCAAAGCGGAGTTGATTGCGGAATATCGGATCGATGAGTTCAACGGGTTAGTCGAGAATGCGCAAGCGTTCAAGGCGAACCTGATTGTTGAACGTGATCCGAACGATCCGAACCGTGTCAACGTTTTGTATCCGCCGGACCTTGTAAACCAACTCCGTATCTTCGCGGTGCTGGCGCAATTCCGTCTGCAGTACAATCGCGGAGTTGATCAAGTCGTCGGCGCTCTAGCGTAATGTACTTGACTGATAGGCACCGCAAGGTGGACGATCCGAGTCCGCAGGTTCATCAGTAAGTACATTTAGAGGCGTTGGAATGTTATGACTCGGCTTTCCAGCGTTCTCGGCCCCGTTGGCCCGAGGGTGACAGAACAAGTATCGGGCCTCAAATCGCGGGATGGCCAAGTGGTAAGGCTCTCGGCTCATAACCGAGCAATCGTCGGTTCGATTCCGACTCCCGCAACCAAAAGGAGAATAGAGATGGGATCGAGAAAGGCTGTTAGGGCGTTGGATCGAGGGGCGAGGCCAGTTCGTCCTAGTATTGCTAATCTGTTTCGGCAAGCCGATGCAGCGTTTAAGCAGCGAAGTCGGGTTTTGGACAAGCAGGTTGGGGGAGCGTTCAAGCCGAAAACTACTCCCAAGTTTCGCTGATGCAGTACTTCGGCTCTGTTAGTTCGCCGCTTTGGCAAGACAAGAAAGTCTTCTTAGTTGGCGGCGGCCCGTCGCTTCGAGGATTTGATTTCCAGCGACTGGCCGCTTGGCCGCGACAGATCGTCGTCGGTATCAATCAATCGATATGGGATGCACCGTGTGATGTTGGCGTGTCCATGGACTATCTTTTTTGTCAACGCAATCATGATCGGTTGGCCCAGTTTGCTCAGGACCACGAGTTATACTTGGCGGTCGGCAATCGGTGGTATGAGCACATGGCCCGAATTCCGGGGGCCATTTATTTGAAAAATTTCGAGCGTGAGGGGCTTTCCCTTGATCCTGAATATGTTTGTCGGGGTGGGACTTCTGGCTATGCAGCATTGAACGTAGCGGTTCTGAAACTCTCTGGCGTTATTGTCTTACTTGGTTATGATTACGGCGCGGCTGGCACTGGCCGGCATCACTATCACGATGCTTATCCTTGGATGCGTGCGAATGCTGAGAATTGGAAAGCGTGGGCTGAGCACTATAAGCACGCTGCTGAGGTTTGCGCACAGCAGGGAATTGTAGTTGTCAACGCGAGCGAGAAGAGTGCGTTGTCATGTTTCAACAAATGTTCGTTGGAAACGATGTTGAGCGAAGGGCGCTCGTTATCCAGGGAATGCAGGGGCTTGGGGACAATATCCTGCAACGGGCACTCGTTCGACAATGGCTGAAGCTTGAGCGTCCGACATATTTGTTGACGCCTTGGCCAGCACTTTACCATGATTTCTCTCAACTGCGCTTGGTGCATGCGCATAGTGTGTTGCGTACTCAGGCGAAGAATGAGAAGCGGGAGGCGTCGAAATACTGGCCAAATCGAGTGCCTGTTGCTCGAGACGCTATTCGTATTTGGTATAACCACGCCAGCATTCGTCGGAACGGTTCTATCCTTGGTGCGATGCTGCGTGATGTTTGCCTTGAACCTTGGGATTACAATTTCACTCTTCCTATTCCTGATGCATGGTGCAAGATGCTTGCGCCTCTTATCAAGTATGTTGGGCAGCGGAAGATTTTAATTTATCGTCCATTGGTAGTGCGTAAAGAGTGGATCGGATGTGAAGCTCGTAACCCTGATCCACTCGCCTATCACAAGCTTTTTCAAAGTATACGAGATCGTTATTTCGTTATCTCGATTGCGGACCTTGTTCCTGGTTTCGAGTGGGTAGTGTCAAAGCCGATCAAGGCTGACTTGGAGTTTCATCGCGGTGAGCTTTCTATCGAAATGATGGCTGCATTGTTTCAGAAGGCTTCGGTGGTTTACACGTCTCCTGGTTTTGCTACGCATCTTGCACAAGCTGTGCATACGCCTTTGATTGCTATTTTCGGTGGGCATGAAAGTAGCATGATGATCTCGCTCGGAGCGCACATTTCTCCGACGCTTGCTATCGATCCAATCAATCCTTGTAACTGCTATCGTAAAGATCACAACTGCGATAAGGCAATAGATGTTGAGCAAGCACTACAGCGGATCGACGCTTTCGTTGCCGATGGTGACGCAAGAGTTTTTGAACATTCGGCCCATCAACTGGACCGGTCTCACGACACGGTTCATGAATCCAGGGGAGCTTGAGGTACTAATAGCACTGATGCGTTTGGTGCCTGATCCTTTGGCTCATACGGTTGTTGAGATAGGGTGTCATGAGGGCCGCACGGCGAAGGCTGTGCTTCGTGAGTTGCCTTATGTGAAGCATTACATGGGCATCGATGTAGAGCCGGGATACATTCCTACGTGTGCTGTACAGCGCGGAGAGATACCACGTCAGCCTGGGTTGTTAGTTCGAGGTGATCCGCGTTTCTCGTTGATGGTAGCGCGCCGTGGCTCGTTTGATTTTGGTCCCGCTAATCTTGGGCCGGTTAACATCTTTTTTATTGATGGTGATCACGGTCGCGAGGCTGTGCGACACGACACTGAGTTGGCGTTCGCTACAGTGCAGCCCGGTGGAATAATTATCTGGCACGACTACAAGGACGACGGCTTCACTGAAGTGCACGAAGTCTTAGAACCAATCCAGGCCAAGGGCGTCGACATCAAATTTGTCGAAGATACTTGGTTGGCCTTTTCACGAATCAGAATGTAAGGAGATTCCCATGGCACCGCGTGTCGCTGGCGTTGCATTCCTTAAGGTTGATGGCAACCAATATCCGCTCCGTGGCAACTTCATGGTGAGCCCAACTTCGGTTGAGCGTGCCGGTGTCGCTGGGCAAGACTACGTTCACGGGTTCTCAGAACTTCCGAGAGTTCCGTTTATCGAGGGAGATGTGACTCTCGATCCGCAGTTGATGATGGAAGACGTTGAGGCCGTGATCGAGTCGACGGTTACAGCCGAGCTTGCCAATGGCAACGTGTACGTCCTACGTGAAGCGTGGTGTAAATCTGCCTTCGACCTGAATACGCACGATGGCTTGGTGCGTATAAGGTTTGAAGGCATTTCGTGCGATGAAGTTTCTGGTGGTACAACTGGAAGCCTTGGGGGGACAGGGGTAACTGGTTTCGCGGCCGGCGGCCTTTAATATAAAATAAGTGGTAAGAGAAAATGGATGAGCCGGAAAGCTGGGTCCAGTACCGGCGCTTGATCATTTCGCAAATTAGCGATGTACAAGCGGGCTTGCATGCTCTACGCGATGAGTTTGCTGAATATCGTCGCGTAGACGTTGCGGAAATGAAGGTCGAGATTGCGCTCCTCAAGCTCAAGTCTTCGTTGTGGGGCGGTGCTGTGGGGGCGCTGGTGTCGACAGTCATTACGATGGGCGCAATCTTTCTTAGGTTTTTCCACTAATGACCATCTTGGAAAAAATCCTGAGTCTGTTTTCGTTTTCGGAGCATGAGGCGATTAAGCGTGTTGAACACAAGACTGATGATCTAGAGAGACGTACCGCTAAGTTAGAAGGCCGTGCTGATGCATTGCGTTTACTCATCGAGTCGATGCGTGATCCAAAATCTTGGGGTAAATCGCGATGAACATAGAGTATAGTCAGATATCGCTTCTGATTCGAGAACTGGCAAATGGAGCGTGGACTGTCTCTGCGTTTTTTATTGTTGGGTTCTTGCTTTATTACATCAACAATATTCGACGTGGTGATCCGAACTGGTGGAGTGATCCGGTTATCAAATTTTCGGTGGCGCTGATCATTCTATTTGTTGGCCACACAATGCGCTCGGTACCTTCGTGGTTTGAGTTTCTCTTCCATGAAGAGCGAGTATGGTTCTCGGTTGCGTTTTGGTTTCCTCTAGCGATCATTTGTGCACTGTGGGGCAAGGCGTTGTTCTTGTGGGCGCTTGCTCCTGAGAAGTGGCGTGCATCGCTGATTTGGTTGATGGCTGTGATTTCGATTGTTATTCCGGTCGTAGTTCACATTGCTATAAAAGATGGAGCAATTAACTAGGAAAGGGCGAGACAATGGGCGAGGAAGAGATGAAAACGACTGCGACAGAGAAGCCGACTCCAGAGCAGCCGAAAGATGCTGG